CGTGTTGGATTATTTGATGGTAACAATAGCGAGATCTTGGACAATGGTAACGGATGAGTTGTATGCTACAACGCATTCTTTACCATCTGGTACGTGGATGACGCTGTTGATGAATTGCTTGGTTAATAAAGCATTGGTCGCATTGACGATATACAGAAGTAAGAAGAACGCAACTGTATCTGATTTTCACAAGGTTGTCAATTATGTATGTGGAGATGATAAGATATTTGGAAGTGATAAGGAAACCAATTATAATTTGTTAACAGTAAAGGAAACAGTGGAAAGTCTAGGAATGACAGTGACGAACGGAGATAAGAGTCCAGTGATTGCGCCTTCTAGAGATTTGATGAAGTTGAATTTTCTCAAGAGAAATATACTATACCACCCTATATTGAAAAAATATGTAGGGGCGTTGTCCATAAGTACGTTATTTAATACTTTACAATGGTATAGCGCAGATAAGGTAGGAGAGAGTTTAACTTATGATGATCTTATGAGAGATAAATGTAATGCTGTATTAGTAGAGTCTTACTTGCACAGTCGTAATTGTTACTTGACATTTAAAGACTATATGTCAAGATGTGGAGTGTGCGGGTTATTCGATGAAACCAAAGTAGTGAAAATATTACAAGACGAGGATGGTCATGAGATTGTTCTCGATTTGTTGAAAAAGAACTACTACAATTAATATATAAATAAAGCGCGGATATTTTATTCCGGTATACGTGCTTTTTCCAACGGAATAGGGTTGCAACCTATAGCATAAATGGAGTGTATACGGTTATAAGAGAAATGTTGCTGTCGCTATTCGCCGTGCTTCCATATAGTTTTTAGACAGTTATACGAGTTATTTACGTCGACTCGTTGAAATTTAACGCGTAGCAAATTTTATAAATAATGATCAAAATTTTATTAAACAACAACAACAAACAATAGATATTATAGAATCGGAGGGGTCTACTCATGTGGAAAACCAAGTTGCTTCTATATCAACCAGAACGACTCAGGTGGCTAAAGCTGTACCCAATCAGATGACCACCGCGTATGGCATCCCAGAAGATTATAAGATGGATATGAAACCCTTTGTTAAGAGGCCTTTTTATTTAGGCTTGATGCCGTGGAGAGATACTGATGCGAAATATTCGTATTTGACAACACCCGTGCGTCATTTGCCAGCCGATGTAATTTTATCAAACACGTCGCTTAGAAATGCGATACGGGTAGGGGCCATGATGAAACCATCATTAGAGATACATATATCGTTGAATGGAACTTTGACGCATGCTGGATGTTTGATATTTGGTATATTGCCTCCTGGGCCAATTTTAGCAAATACTACATCTAATGTGTACATGTTGAACACCATATTGTCAGGACCTCATGTTAAGTTATTTGCTAACGAGGCCACTTCAGCTATATTAGAGGTACCATGGTATTGCAACACTGATATGTGTGAAACCACTATAGTGGATCAAAATGTAGATGTGGATCCCTTATCACGGAATAATATACCTATAGTTAATAATGTCATTACGGAGTGTCGAGATAGAGGGTCTTGTGTGTATGCCACTTTAGTTTGCATGGTATTGAATCCATTGAGACCGGGTTTAGGAGTCAACGCTCTTACGGTTACCATGGAAGCGATTTTTAAAGAATTTGAATTGGCAGTGCCCACCCCGAGATTTTTGAGTGAAGCAGATTGGGTTGTCCAAAGTGGCGGTCCTCCCTTGTGGAAGAGAGCTACTACTGGACTGTTAGACATAGGTGCAGCTGGGGCTAAAGCATGTTATCCCATTTTTGGAGATGCAATAGATAAAGCTCGAGGAGTTGTCAGAAGTCTGACGGGGTTGCATAATTTTAACATTCCCGTAATAAGTGAAAGAATGATAACAACATGGCATAATTTTAGAAACGCGACTGATATTCCTCAATATTTTGAGAAAATGGATCAGCATTCTCAATACAATAGGATTTGTAAGGAACCTGTTTTTGGAACATCTTTTGACGAAATGAATATATCGTATATTACATCTAAGCCGCAGTATTTAGGGTCTTTTGAAGTAGACGTCAATACGCCTGCAGGCACTGCTTTGTGGAGTCGGCCTATATCACCTTTTCAAGGTGCTGGCATAGGTCCACAACCATATTACGATTTTAATAATGAGAGTAAGCAAATAAGGATAGGTTCGAATAATTTGGAATTGATGCATGCTTTGCATAGATATTGGAGAGGAGATTTATCAGTTACATTGGAAATAGTTATGAACAA